GTGACACAAGACTCGCTAATGTTGCAATTCGAATGGCATTTGATCCGAGAGTCCCTCGGTATCTGAGAAGAAAAGCACTACTCGTCGCGTACGGAATGCTTCTCGGACGCGCGCCGCGATAAAATCTGATTTAATACTCTCTTGAGAAAGGGGTCACAGTCATCATGAGCATGTAATATTCCTAGAAGTTTGCCAAATGGCATGTCTGATGCTCCTTGATTTCCACTGGAGCCAGCAAGCCGATCGTGAATTGCTCTGTTGACAAAGGCAGATTGATTAGGTTTAGATTTTAATTCCTTGGCGACCAAGTAATCTATGGAGAATGTTCTGTTGATTTTCATTGATAGTTCCTCCAATATAGCAAAGCCTCTTGAGGAGTCATACCAGTTTCATACAATCTGTCAAATCCATTGTCAAACTTTGGGGTTCCTAGTATTGGATTATTGTAATAACCACCACCAACTACAAACCTAATTCGATCTGCTTCATTCAACCATTCCTCTAAAGTCATCGGATCGCCTCCGGAATCTTAACGGGAGTGCTCTCCCAGTGGCATATATCGCACATTTTCACGATATATCCGGGTCGGTATTCAGTTCTTGTCTCCTTTTTGCATACAAAACATCGCATGATTAGGGCTAATCGCTGATTACTTATGTAAGTAACCCTAGATAATAGGCAGATCAAGGTGTTTGTAACTGGGTACCCCATTTACCACCTATACCCCGGTGTAGATGTTAGTAGAACTGTAGAGTGTAGTATATAGAGTACCTCTGGGTAGTCCCATGATATGCCAGCAGGATTGAAGCAAACATCCAGCGTTGTAACCATAGGTTTCAGTGCTGACGAAGCCCTACCAAACACTTTCACTGAAAGTATTACAGACCTCAATTTATCGCCATTAGACCGTGAAGTCTTCGTCGTATTAGCGATCAATATGGACCCGTTCTATCCTGAAGGAGTCGCAGCCACTGACACAGCGGTATCGGCATCCTTGACTAGCACAAGTCAATCTCGAGTCACAAACCTATCAAATCCTAATTGCTTGGCTGCTGCTGTTAATAGCATCAAGGCTGCTGGATTCGTAGACGCAGGAGTTCCATTCCAAACACGTCTGGAAACCCCTCCAGCAAATCTCGATTACATCGGAATCATTGCTACAAACGACTTCTTCGTTCAAGTAGAAGGCCAAGGAAATGCATTGCCTAAAGGCGTTGATGGCAAAATATATGGATACCGTGCTAGGGCCGATGCAGCAATCTATGCTGCTCTTGTGCAATCTGAGGCTCTCTCTGCTTGAGGGGGTCTTTGATTGGTAAGATACGACTATGACCGGTTTGACTATACAGACCGATTTGCTATGGACCGCAGAGATCAAGAACGCCTGGAGCGTATGATTGATGACGCTAGGAGAGAACTAGATCGAGATATGCGTGGCGAAGACCCTATTCTAAGAGTAGTAAATGACCCTACAATAGTATTGAGTGCTAAGGAAAAAGCCGCCATTAACAATCCCAAGATCGTCATGACTCCCGATCGTAGACTTGTCAAGGCAGGATCTGCAGCTGCAGCATCTACTATTGGTGGTCGAAGCCCTCTTTACCCACCAATAACACCCACTAAACGCACAAGAAAGAAGACAAAGATGGATAAGACCATGAGTAGATGTCTCAAACAGGCTAACAAACAGATGCGAAAGAAGAACGGTCAGTTAAGAAAAGGAAAGACAATGGCTGATGTCATGCGTCTTGCTCATAGGTTGTGCAAGAGATCGTAAGGATTCACGGCAAATGGTGTGGTCCAGATTGGACAGCCGGACAAAGAAAGCCAGCAAAAGACCTAACTCAAACTGATAGATCAATTAAATGCACAGACAAACTTGACTGCGCTTGCAAGGTTCATGACATAGATGTGTATGAACGCGGTGGCAGAACCCGAGGAAGTGACACAAGACTCGCTAATGTTGCAATTCGAATGGCATTTGATCCGAGAGTCCCTCGGTATCTGAGAAGAAAAGCACTACTCGTCGCGTACGGAATGCTTCTCGGACGCGCGCCGCGATAAA